CTTCAATCAGGTTACGGTGGCGTCTACTATGAAAGAACTGTTTGGTTTGACCTACACTGCAGGCAGTAAGGACGGGGAGCTCAAGCCTTATACGACACTGGACAAGTGCACGTTTTTGAAGCGGCGCTTTGTACCAGACGTTTTGGCAGGTGGCGGATGGGTAGCACCCTTAGAGCCATCGAGCTTTTTGTTCGTTCCATACTATTATAAAAATAACAAGGACATGGCGGGAGAGATTTTCCGCAACATGGAGAACTTGCTTGGCGAGCTTGCTCTGCATGACCAGGCACTCTGGGACGAATATTATCCCATTGTCGCAAGAATCATGGCTGATGCCCAAAAAGCACCGGACCATGGTGACCGCAAAGGCTACCGTCAGATGATGCAAGCCCGCGTGGATGCCTGGTTTTGACGTATATACGGGTGTAAAGGGAATAAATGCATAGATGCGTGGTCCCTATCATCGACAGGATGTCATAGCCCCTGCTTTTTAGCTTACTACTCAGGCGGAGCCAGAGAATCGCATCTCTGTGGATGGGTGTGAGATAGCCCACCACAGTATATATCTCACTAAAACAGATGATATTAGAGACATAGACCAGAAATGTGACGAGTTTGAGGGTATTTCAATTAACCCAACTCCAGAGAGGTTAGGAGTTACTGATATAGTTAACGAGGCCTGTACTAGCGTAGCCATAGGGGTAGGAAAAACTTCCACCTTTATTAAAGGCGATAGCTCGTATCAGGATTTGTTGAACTACTTGGCTAGGCCTAGAGTAATTCAGTCCGGTAGTATTATCACTACTAGGGGACCATTCATTGGTGCCAATGTCACTCGCACTGTGCTTACTAGTTGGTTTCCCCAGCTTACCGGGCGCCTTGCGGGTGTATATGGCATTCGCTTCACTATCAAATTCACATTGGTTGTGGCGGCAACCCCTTTTCAGCAGGCATTGCTGTGCCAGAGTTTTCAGCATGGTGCACCCCCTAATTCACAGGTGGTGTATCCCCGTGCTTTCAACTCCGCCATGGCAACTAACCTGCCACACGTTCTTCTCGATATTTCGGAGACGACTATGTCAGAGCTAGAGGTTCCATTCCTTTATGCTTATGATTTCATGCCGCTTACCAATTCTGGAGTAAACCAGTCTGTGTTGACAGCAGAAGGCCTCGGTGAGTATTCAGCAAACACGCTGATGCCCTACCGCACTTTGGCCGGAGTTAATGCACCGACATATAAGTTGATGGTTTCACTACATAATCTGGAGTTGATAGGTTCATACCCAACTACATACAACGCAATAACTGTGCAATCGGGTCTTTCCGGTAGCGCAGTTGTGAAGGAGCAGAAATCCGTTAGAGGTAGTGATAAAGTATTGGCGCTTTCTGCAAAAGTGCGCACAATTTCTTCATACATTCCTTTTCTCAGTTCCATAGGCTCTACCACTTCCAATGTCATGGATTTGGCGGCTAATGTCGCTAGAGTTTTCGGTTTTTCAAAGCCTCAACTTTTAGAGCCTCCCAACCGCGTAGTGAGGTCCTCTTACATAGGGGAAGCAAACGTAGACATGCCTAGTGCATCCTTTGTTCTAGCACCATTTCAGAGCAACCGCTTGGCGGTGGACGCTTTGGCAGGTGGCACAGACGTTGATGAGATGGCAATACAGTATGTTATTGGGCGTTATGGGCAAGTGTTTGTTGGCAATATGGCCACAGTAGACGCGGC